GGGAAAGGCCGGACAACATCCTCAATAACTGGAGGGTTACAAAAACGTGTCTCCGTCTCGGGTCGAAGATAGTAGGTAAATGTATGATGGGGTCAACATCTAATTCATTAGATAAAGGTGGAAGTAATTTTAAAAAACTTTATTATGACTCAGACGTTACAAAACGAAATAAGAATGGCCAGACTTCAAGTGGATTATATGCTTTGTTCTTACCTATGGAATGGGGTTACGAAGGATTTATCAATAAGTATGGGTATCCTGTATTCGACACTCCATCAAAAACGATTGAAGGAATTGATGGTGAACAAATACGGACGGGCGTTATCGAACACTGGGAAAATGAAGTAGAAGGTTTAAAAGGGGATGCTGATAGTTTAAACGAATATTACAGACAATTTCCAAGGTCTGAAAAACATGCTTTTAGAGATGAAACAATAAATTCTTTATTTAATCTAACAAAAATATATGAACAAATAGATTTTAATGAAGAAATGGCTTCTAAGGGCTACGTTGTTAGAGGAACATTTTCTTGGAGTAAAGGAATAAAAGATACAGAAGTAATATGGACACCTACACAAAACGGTAGATTTTTACTTTCTTGGATTCCTAATAAAAATTTAAGAAATAATATAATAGAAAAAAATAGTGTACGGTATCCAGGTAATGAAGGTCTTGGTGCTTTTGGGTGTGATTCATATGATATATCAGGGACTGTAGGCGGACAAGGGTCAAATGGAGCATTACACGGGTTAACGACATTTTCTATGGTTGATGATGTACCTAATACTAAATTTTTTTTAGAATATATAGCTAGACCACAGACTGCAGAAATATTTTTTGAAGATGTATTAATGGCTTGTGTATTTTATGGTATGCCTATTCTTGCAGAAAATAATAAACCAAGATTATTATATCATTTTAAAAGAAGAGGTTATAGAGGATTTTCAATGAATCGACCTGATAAATTAAAAGGTACTTTATCAAAAACAGAGTTAGAGTTAGGTGGTATACCTAATACATCTGAAGATATAAGGCAAGCACATGCCGCCGCTATTGAATCATACATAGAAGAGCATGTGGGTAAATTAAATGAAGATTACGGTAATATGTATTTTCAAAAAACTTTAGAAGATTGGTCTAAGTTTGATATATCAAAAAGAACAGCTTTTGACGCTTCTATTAGTAGTGGATTAGCAATAATGGCCTGTAGAAAACATTTATACAGACCAGCACAAGAAAAAAGAAAAATAAGTATTGGCTTTGGGTTTTCTAGATATAAAAACCATGGCGCTCAAAGTGAATTAATTAAATAAATATGGCAAAACACAAGTCAACAGGATATGACTTTCCTAGTCAGGCAGTGCCGGACGCAGAGAAAAAATCTATGCAATATGGAGATAAAGTTGCAAAAGCTATAGAACAAGAATGGTTTAATAGAGGCAATGGCTCCGAGGGAAGATATTATTCAACAAGAGATGAGTTTCATCGGTTAAGATTATATGCTAGAGGTGATCAATCAATTAGAAAATATAAAGATGAATTTGCTATAAATGGTGATTTATCTTATTTAAATCTTGATTGGAAGCCAGTACCTATTATACCTAAATTTATAGATCTTGTTGTAAATGGAATGCAAGATAGATTATATTCTATTAGAGCTATTGGTGAAGATCAGTTATCAACTGATAGAAGAACTGAATATGTTCAAGGTATACAACAAGATATGAAAAATGCTGCTTTGTTAGATGCTATTGAAAATCAATTAGGCGTTAATCAAAGAAATATTGAAAAACAAAAATTACCTGCAACAGAAGAAGAATTAAATTTATATATGCAATTAAATTACAAACAAAGTATTGAAATTGCAGAAGAACAAGCTATTCAAAACATATTAGATAGAAATTATTATGATGATTTAAAATCTAGATTTGATTATGATTTAGCTGTTTTAGGTATTGGAGCTGTAAAACATTCTTTTAATAATACAGATGGTATAAAATTAGATTATGTTGATCCAGCTAATTTAGTGTGGTCATATTCAGAAGATCCTTATTTTAAAGATTGTTATTATTTTGGAGAGGTTAAAACTATAAAAATAAATCAACTTAAAAAAGAATTTCCTGATTTATCTGATGAAGATATAGAAGATATAACAAAAAAGAGTGGTAGTTGGTCAACTTATAATATGAACTACTCTAACCAAAATGAATATAAGGATAATAATGTTGCAAATGTATTATATTTTAATTGGAAAACATGGGGTAATAATGTTTATAAAATAAAAGAAATTTCTTCTGGTGCTGAAAAAGCAATTAAAAAAGATGATTCATTTGATCCACCAAAAGATAAAAGAACTAGATTTAAAAGAGTAGCACAAGCACAAGAAGTTTTATATGAAGGTGTATATTTATTAGGAGCTTCTAAATTATTAAAATGGCAAAAAGCTACTAATATGATTCGTCCTAATTCTAATACAAATAAAGTATTAATGAATTATGTTGTTGCTGCTCCTAGAATGTATAAAGGCAAAATAGATTCATTAGTTTCTAAAATGACACCTTACGCTGATTTAATACAGCTTACACATTTAAAATTACAACAATCAATACAAAAATTAACACCTTCAGGAGTTTATGTGGATGCTGATGGCCTTGCTGAAATAGATTTAGGTAATGGAACAAGTTATAATCCACAAGAAGCTTTAAATATGTACTTTCAAACAGGTTCTATTATTGGTAGATCTTTAACCGTTGAAGGTGATCCAAATCCAGGTAAAATACCTATTCAAGAATTACCAGGAGGTGGTGGTAATCAAATACAACTTCTAATAGGTGCATACAATCAATATTTACAAATGATGCGTGATATAACTGGATTAAATGAAGCAAGAGATGCTGCTGATCCAGATCCTAAAGCGTTAGTTGGTGTACAAAAATTAGCAGCGGCTAATAGTAATGTTGCTACAAGACATATATTAGATTCAAGTATATTTATTACTAAAACTTTAGCTGAATGTATTGCTTTAAGATTTAAAGATGTGTTAGCATATCATCCTCAAAGAGATGCGTTTGTTTCTGCTATAGGTCATTATTCTGTAGGAGCATTACAAGAAATGAATAGCTTGCACTTACATGATTTTGGTATCATATTAGATTTAGAGCCTGACGAATTAGAAAAAGAAAAATTAGAAGCTAATATTCAAATGGCTCTTTCACAACAAAGTATATATTTAGAAGATGCTATAGATATTAGACAAGTACGTAATATTAAACTTGCTAATCAATTATTAAAGTTTAGACGTATTAAAAAACAACAAGCTGATCAAGCACAAGCACAATCAGCATCTGTTGCACAAGCTGAAGCACAAGGCCAAGCTCAAATACAAATTGAACAAGCAAAAGCTCAAGCAGCTCAAGTTGCAGCTGAATCTACAATACAAATAGAAAATTCAAAAAATGAATTAAATATTAAAAAATTAGAAATTGAAGCAAAAACTAAAAAAGAATTAATGCAGTTTGAATTTGATCTTAATGTACAATTAAAAGAAATGGAAATTCAAGCGCAAAGAGAAATGGCAGATAAAAAAGATATATCAGGACCTCCTAAAATTAATAAACCTAAAAAATCTTTTGAATCTAAAGGCAATGATGTACTAGGAGGTATTGAATTATCAAGGTTTGAACCAAGATAAATTATTAAATTATTTTATTAAATATTATGAAAGAAGAACAAGTAACAGTTAAAGCGGTTGAAGATACAAAAGAAACTTCTCCGCAAGAAAAAGAAGCAGCTGTATTAGATGCAGCTATAAAAGAAGGAGATGTAAATCCTGAATATGGACTTCAAGAAGATGGAGTTTATAAAGTTAATTTAGATAAACCACCTAAACAAAAAGAAGATGCCGTTCAAAAGCAAAGCACAAATGAGGTATCTGTACGCGACGGATCCGAAGCTAGCAAAGAAGTTCAAGAAGAAAACAAAGAAGAGCCTAAAGAAGTTACCGGAGAAAATAAACAAGAAGAAAAAAATAAAGGTAACGAAGAAGAACAAGGGCAAGAAATAGAATCACCTATAGAACTTGTTACAGATGAAAAAGATAATACTGACGAGACAGGAGTGGATACAGGCGCTGAAGATGCCGACACCCCAGAAGAACAAGAAGAAGTATTACAGGAAAATAAAACACAAGAATTACCAGAAAACATTCAAAAATTAGTACAATTTATGGATGAAACCGGAGGTTCCTTAGAAGATTATGTTAATTTAAATAAAGATTATTCTTCTATGGATGCAACCTCTATGGTCTATGAATATTATAGATCTACAAAACCTCATTTAAATAATGAGGATTTATCGTTCCTTATGCAAAAAGAATTTAATTATTCTGAGGATGAGGACGAACCTCAAGATATTAAAGCTAAGCAATTAGCTTTTAAAGAAGAATTATATAAAGCTCAAAAGCATTTTTCAGATTCTAAGCAAAAATACTATGCTGATCTTAAGTTAAGAAAGCAAGAATTGCCTGAAGAATATAAAAAAGCTTATGACTTTTATAATGAAAGCAAAAAGATTGAAGAATTAACTGAAAAAAATAAAAAAAGTTTTATATCTAAAACAAATAAGCTTTTTGATGACGAGTTCAAAGGTTTTGATTTCAAAGTCGGGGATAAAAAATATAGATATAAAGTTGAAAATAAACAAAAAGTTAAAGATACTCAGTCTGATTTAACAAATGTAATAGGACAATATTTAGATAAAAATGGAGATATGAGAAACCCTTTAGGTTATCATAGAGCTTTATTTGCAGCACAAAATGTTGACAAAATAGCAAATCATTTTTATGAGCAAGGCCGTGCCGACGCTTTACAACAATCCATTAAAGAATCTAAAAATATTGATATGTCACCAAGAGCAGATGCTTCTGCAACAGGTAATATATCAAATAATCCTGTTAGAGTTGTTCCATCAAATTCTTCAAATAAATTGCGCATAAAATGGAATAAATAACTTTAAATTTTTAAAAAATGGCTTTTACAAGTGGAATTCCTGCGGCTTTACAACCGACTCAAACAAAAGCATTATATGCAGGAAATTATATTGATTTTACTGACAGCTCATTTAATATGTGGGCTCAACAGTTTTTACCAGATGTATACGAGCAAGAAGTTGAAAGATATGGAAACAGATCTATCGGTTCTTTCTTACGTATGGTATCTGCGGAAATGCCATCTACTTCAGACCAAATTATTTGGACTGAACAAGGTAGATTGCATACAAGATATGCGAATATCGTTTACTTAAGTAACTCTGGCACAATGCCAACATCAGGTACAACTCCTGGTACTGCATCTGCTGCAACTACAGGCGGTAACGTTGGAAACTTTTTTGTTCCAACAGCACAGCCAACTAGTTTAGGTGTTACTACTCAAGGTACAACAGCTGTTAACTTTAAGAAAGGTCAAACAGTTATGATTCAAGCTCAAACAAGTGCTACCTCTGCAATTGGTGGTACAGGTGCTGTAATAAAAGGTGTAGTTACTAATGTTAGTGGACAATACTTCCAAATTAAATCTTATGGAGGTGTTCCTGCAATCACAAATGCACAAAGATTTACCGCACTTGCTTATGGCTCTGAATTTGCAAAAGGATCTGGAAACTTTAGTGAAAAACTAGATCCTAGTTATGCAACATTTACCAACAGTCCTGTAATTTTAAAAGAACATTATTCTATTAATGGTTCTGATACTGCACAGATTGGCTGGATTGAAGTTACTTCTGAAAATGGAGCT